AGCTATGGGTATACCGGTGCAGGAGTTCACACCAAACAAGGGCAACGACAAAATCAGCCGGTTAAATGCAGTGTCAGATCTGTTTGCATCAGGTAGAGTATGGGCACCTGGCACTAGGTGGGCGGATGAAGTTATTGACGAGGTTGCAAGCTTTCCTGCAGGTGAACACGACGACTATGTAGACTCCGTGTCTTTAGCTATGATGCGGTTTAGGAAGGGTGGGTATGTTAGATCCGCTCTTGATGAAGAAGATCAGCCTAACTTTAGGCGTAGACAGCAGTATGCCTTTTACTAAGGACAATCATGGCTATTGACAAAGCACTTAACCCGGCACCTCTCGGTCTCTCAGAAGACACTATAGATATGGAGCCTGCCATTGAGATAGAGATTGAAGATCCCGAGGCAGTAAAGATTGGTATTGGCGGGTTAGAGGTAATTTTAGAGCCTGGCAAAGAAGAGGATGATGACTTCAATACCAACCTAGCCGAGGAGATGGATGAGTCAGAGCTACTTACCATAGCCGAAGAACTTTGCGAAGCCTATGAGGACGACGTCAACTCTAGAAAAGACTGGATGCAGACTTACGTAGACGGCATTGAGCTGCTGGGTTTGAAGCTAGAGGATCGGACAGAGCCGTGGCCTGGGGCCTGTGGAGTGTTCCACCCCCTCTTAGCCGAAGCTGTTGTGAAGTTCCAAGCCGAGACAATGATGGAGACTTTCCCAGCGCATGGGCCAGTCAAAACGCAGATCATTGGTAAAGAAACAACAGAGAAGATGGAGGCTGCGCAGCGTGTCAAGGATGACATGAACTACCAGCTAACCGAGGTCATGGTGGAGTACCGGCCTGAGCACGAGCGGATGTTGTGGGGTCTGGGGCTGGCAGGCAATGCGTTTAAGAAGGTCTATTACGACCCGAATCTTGGGCGGCAGGTGTCTATTTACTGCACAGCCGATGACATCGTCGTCCCCTACGGCGCTTCAAACATACAGACGGCTGAGCGTGTCACCCACGTGATGCGTAAGACACCGAACGACTTAAGAAAGTTGCAAGTTGCTGGCTTTTACAAAGACGTAGACCTAGGAGACCCGGTAGATTCCTTCGATGAGGTAGAGAAGAAAATTGCTGAGAAGATGGGCTTTAAGGCCGACAGCGATAACCGGTTCAAGATCCTAGAGATGCACGTGGACTACGACCTGCCTGGGTATGAGGACGAGGAGGATGGCAAAGAAACAGGGATTGCCCTGCCTTACGTCATTACTATTGAGAAGTACACCAAGGCTGTCCTGTCTATACGACGCAATTGGCACCCGGAAGATAAGCTCAAGCAAAAACGCCAGCACTTTGTGCACTACCCGTACATCCCTGGGTTTGGCTTCTACGCACTTGGTCTGATCCACCTCATCGGGGCGTACTCTAAGTCAGGCACCTCACTGCTACGTCAGTTGGTAGATGCAGGCACACTGTCAAACCTACCAGGTGGGTTCAAGACTAAGGGTTTACGCGTAAAAGGCGACGACACACCCATCGCTCCAGCAGAGTTTAGAGATGTCGATGTGGCCTCCGGGACCATAAAAGACAACATCATGACCCTGCCGTACAAGGAGCCAAGTCAGGTCCTGTACACGCTGTTGGGTACCATTATTGATGAAGGCAGACGGTTTGCTGCTGCGGCTGACCTTAAAGTGTCAGATATGAGCGCTCAGGCGCCAGTAGGAACCACCCTAGCCATATTAGAGAGAACTCTAAAAGTGATGAGCGCCGTGCAAGCGCGGATTCACTACGCGATGAAGCAAGAGTTCCAGCTGCTTAAGAACATCATCCGTGACTACACCCCCGAAGAATACGACTACGAGCCAGAAGACGGAGTTCCTCACGCGAAACGCTCCGACTACGATATGGTTGAGGTCATCCCGGTATCGGACCCTAACGCGGCAACTATGTCGCAAAAGGTTGTTCAATATCAGGCGGTTATCCAGTTAGCAGCCACAGCCCCTCAGATCTATGACATGCCCCTGCTCCACAGGCAGATGCTAGAAGTGCTAGGTATTAAGAACGCTGCAAAATTAGTGCCAACGGAAGATGACCAGAAGCCAAGAGATCCAGTCTCTGAAAACATGGACATCCTCAACGGCAAGCCGGTCAAGGCGTTTATCTATCAGGACCACGCAGCCCACATCACGGTTCACATGTCGATGCTTCAAGACCCGGTTACGGCACAGATTGTTGGGCAAAACCCACAAGCTCAGACAATGATGGCTGCAGCAATGGCGCACATCATGGAGCACTTTGCCTTCCAGTACCGCAAAAACATTGAAGAGAAGATTGGCGTGCCTTATCCCAAGCCTGATGAGGAGATGCCTGAAGAACTTGAGGTTGAGATTTCCCGTCTGGCGGCTGCTGGAGCACAGAAGCTCTTACAGGCCAACCAAGCCATGATGGCGCAGCAGCAGGCACAGCAAGCAGCACAAGATCCGATTGTGCAGATGCAGCAACAAGAACTACAGCTCAAAGCCGCTGAAGTTCAACGTAAAGCACAGAAAGATCAAGTGGATGCCCAACTCAAGGCTGCGCAGATTGAGACAGAGCGCATGCGCATTGAGACACAGGCAGAAGTTGATGGTGCAAGACTTGGTGCACAGATCGCTAAAGACCGAACGGAACAGGAGTTCAAAGAAGCTGCTGAGGCTGTAAGGCAAGAGATCGAGGGCGTCAAAATGGGTTTTGAAATGGGTAAAGAAATGGAGGAATTAAATGACAGAACTAGATTGGCTGGTCAACCAAATAGACCAAGAAGTTAGGGTTTTGTCTGATGATTTAGCGGCTGGTAACGCTAAAACCTACGAGGAGTACAAACATTCCTGTGGGGCAGTTCGTGGGCTTTTAATTGCTAGAAACAAAGTTGTTGAACTTTCTGAAAGGATAAATAAGAGTGAATGAAATACTAATTGGGTCTACAGACGATCCAAACGAAGCAACGGTATTGCCTGAAACCGCAGAAGAAAAGGCTAGACAACTTCCTGATCCTGTTGGGTACCACATCCTTTGTGCAATACCTGAGATTGACGACACGTTTGATAGTGGGCTTATTAAGGCTGACATCACAAAACAGCATGAAGAGCTACTAACTACGGTGTTGTGGGTTATGAAGATGGGTCCAGATTGCTATCAAGACAAAGAAAGGTTTCCGTCCGGCCCGTGGTGCAAGGTGGGTGATTTCGTATTAGTTCGCCCCCATACTGGCTCTAGGCTAAAGATTCATGGCCGAGAGTTCAGGCTTATCAACGATGATTCTGTTGAGGGAACAGTGCAAGACCCTCGCGGTATCTCTCGCAAATAGGAGTAAGAAATGGCTGAGAACCAACAAGTAGAGCAGGAAAAGGAATTTGAGTTTGAAATTGAAGACGATACGCCGCCAGAGGATCGTGGGCGCGAGCCTATGCCCAAGGAAATCGTTGAAGAGCTAGAGAAAGATGAGCTAGAAGAATACTCTGACAAAGTTAAAACCAGACTTTTGCAAATGAAAAAGGTCTGGCATGACGAGCGCCGAGAAAAAGAGGCGGCTTTACGTGAACAACAAGAGGCTGTTGCTCTAGCTCAGAAGGTCATGCAGGAAAATCAGTCGCTGAAGTCTAAGCTGACTGAGGGCGAGAAGTCTCTAGTAATGACTGCCACAAGCGCAGCCGAATTAGAGATGAATATGGCAGAACGGGCCTACAAAGAGGCTTACGAAGCGGGTGATTCTGAGAAGCTTATGGAAGCCCAGAAGAAACTTCTTACCGCCACAAATCGGTTAGAAAGGCTAAAAGGCTACGTCCCCCCGCCCCAGGCAACCCCTCAGCAGGCAGAAACCCAGCCACCTCCACCCCCGCCTTTGGAGCCAAGAACTGCCAAATGGCGACAGGAGAATACCTGGTTTGGAACTGACCCCGAAATGACCGCACTTGCATTAGGATTACATCAGAAGTTAGAATCCGAGAAAGGTGTTCAGTTTACCGGCACGGATGAGTATTGGAGCATTGTCAACAATACGATGAAGCGCAGGTTTCCTGAGTACTTTGAAACGCAAGAAGAGCCAAAATCTTCAGAGCGTACAGAGATTAAACCGGCAACGGTTGTAGCACCAGCGACGAGAAGCACGGCCCCCAAGAAAGTCAAGCTCTCCCCATCGCAAATGAGCCTAATCAAAAAACTAGGCATAACCCCGGAGCAATATGCTCGGGAATTTTTGAAATCGGGAGTGCAAAATGGCTGAAAACCGACTTGCTCGTGAATTAGAAACTCGCTCTAGGACGGAGCGTCCGAAACAATGGCAACGCCCAGACGCGATACCCGAACCTCATAAAGAACCTGGATATGTGTACCGCTGGGTACGCACGGTTCTGGATGGAAAAGACGATGAACGCAACGTCTCGTCTAAGTTCCGCGAAGGTTGGGAGCCA